CAATTCATCAAGCGTTAAACCGGCAGCCGGGCCGGCTGCATCGGGCGCCGTGTACTTGCGCCAGTGCATCAATAAATGTCCGCTTTTGCCGTAACACTCGCGGAATAATCCGCAGCTTGGCGGGCACGTTTCCGGCGCGGAATTCGTAACGGGTATCGGGCCGGTCTTGCGGTTTCCCGATACCCGCACAAAATGAAACCGCGCGGCCATTAGTCCGCGCGCCTTATCGTGAGCCGGCCGCATTTATTGCCGTTTGCGTCATACAATACGCGGCCGCCTTCGCCGGCCGCTTCATTGCCGCGCGGCTGGTAGGCGTCGGGGAATTCTAAAACGTGCATTTCGTCGGCAATACCGCGCGCAACCTGGCGCAGGATCGCGGCCGCGGCGCCGTGTTCGCAATCGTCAAAGGCGGCGCCGTGGGTTTCTATCGTGACTGTGATCCGGTGCGCGTGTCTCATTTCGTCAACCTCTCAAGCGCCGCGATGTCGTCGTCGTTCATGCCGTAATCGAGCGCGGCCAGTGCGAGCGCGTTCGCGAGGTCGCGCTGTTGGCCGTGGCCGAGCGGCTTGTAGCCGTGAATAAATGGCAAGCCGGCCGCGATCATCACGGCGCTGGCGTTGCACATTTTCATTTCCCAACTGCCGGCGCTGCGCTGCGCGCGGTCTTCGCGATACGTTGCCATTAGCGCGAGGCCTTCGCGTCGGTTCGCGGCTTTGTTGTACTTCTCGCCGCGGAGTTCACGCGCGAGCATGTCGAGATAAAAGCCGGCCAAAACGCGATTTTCTTCGCGCGTCCAAGGGCCGAGTGTTGCGGGTTTGTTCGTGGTCATTTGTCGGGTTTCCTTTGAAGGGTGCGCGCGGCCGATAGTCTCGCGTCGTGCCATGCTTCGGCGTCGTGCGGCTGCATCGGCCGCGCGCGGTTTGTCACCAGCCGCGGCAATCGTGTTCAGCCGGGCCGGGTTTGTCGGGCGCGATCTCGTCGGCTGCCGGCGGCCGTAGCCGGCCGGCGTCGTCGTAGTGCGCAGGATCGGCGGCCGGGCAGCTAAAGCCAAACATCGAGCCGGCCGCCATAGCTTCGCGCTGCGGTATCGTGACGCCTAACGCGGCGTTGATTGATTCGCGCATCGCGGCAGCTTCGCCGGCATGGTCTGCAACGTGAATCAGCCAATAACCGCGGCAGCCGGCGCGCACCATAGCAACGGCCAGCGGATCGCTCGCGATCTCGACGGCGGCGGCCGCCGGCAAGCCGGCGGCCATAGTGCCGTGATCGCCTGAACGTGCGCGCGTCACAGCAGCGCCTTCAGTTCGGCTTTGATTCGCCGCGCGTCGTCGCCGCGCCAGCTTCGCGCGTTGCTGAGAAAGCGCAGGACGATCTCGCGCGCGGTGTCGTAGCCGTAACGCTCATCAATGCCGCCGAGGTGCTGCAGCGCGTCGAGATACGGCACGGCCGCATAGTTCACGCGCGGCCAATTGGCGCGAATGTCGCGCGCGATCTTCCACAAGGGCCGCGGCCGGCTGGCTTCCGGCTCGTCGCCGGCCGGCGCGCTGATCGTGTCGTGTCCTTCGCCAAGTAGTTCACAAGCGCCGTACACGGCCGCGGCGCCGCAATCGTCGCAAGTGTAGCCGCGCGCGTCCGGTTCAACGCCGTCAACTTCGGCGCCGCATGCGATGCAAAAGCCGGGGTTATCGCTGCCAAACATCGAGCGCCGCGCGGCGTCCTCGATGATGGCGTTCGTTAGTGTTGGGTGTAGGTTCATGTCGTGGTCACTCCTAAGCCGGCCGGCCGTCATCCGTGACGGCTGCCGGCGCTGGTGTTATGCCGCGTCCGTGGCGGCGTGTTTCGAATCAAAGGCGGCGACGGCTTCGCGTTCGGCGTCCGGGCCGCGGTAGGTCTGTTCGCTGACAAGGGCCAGCCGGTTAGTCGCGCGGCTGGTGTGGTAGGTCTGAACGTGTGCGGCCGGCGCGCCTGCTGTCGGCCACTGGATGCTGCTGAACGGGTTCACGCTGACAACTAGCGCGAGCGTGTCGCCGTCGATCTTGGCGCGGACTACTGTCGTGGTCATGTCGTCCTGTCTCCTGTCGAAAGGGCCGCGGGATGCGCGCCCAAATAACTACAGATTATCCCTGAATTCTCGGTGAATCTCAACAACCGCGCGCACTTCCAGGCAATAGCCGGCGGCCGCGATCGCGCGTGATCCAGGCGGATCACTTCGCGGCAGCCTGGCGCACTTGCCGGCGCTCGCGATCCACTTCGCGGCCGTGCAGCCGACTATCGCCCTATCGGCAAAAAGCCGGCACGGCTTACGCGATACCGGCTGCCGGGCTGCCGGGCTGCCGGCTTCACGGTCACAATGCCGGCGATCCCCGCGGCGGCCGTGCTGATCGGCTGGCGCTCGATGGCCGGCGGCCGATCACCAGTGCAGCCGGGCAGCCGGCGGCCGTGGGCATCGGCAGCCGGGCAAAGTTTCGACGGCCTCAGAGCAAAAGAGTCTCATCCAAACGTCAGCAGGGAAAACGGGTGAAAGGGGGCTTGCGCAGCCGGCGTCCAGTACCTACCCCTACCCGAGAGAACGGCATTTTTTCAAACGTAGTTTTACTCGAGCCTCATCCGGTTTTCTCGGACGCAGAAGTGCCAGGAGTCCCAAGCTAAATGCCTGTCCCATATTATTTTTTGGCCGATTTCCAGACGCCAATTTCTTGACTTTTTACGTGATTTATGCGTCAGTTCGTTTCGAGGAATCCCGAAGGAGAACGGCGTCAGGGATTTGCGTTCGGGGTTTTTGTCGTTTCCCCCGGCGACTCTTATGGAGGACATCATGTCGAAGCCCGGAATCACTCCCGAAGCAGCGATGCGGCGCAAGCCGCAGACGCGGAAGATCTCTATGCGGTCTGCCGTGTATCACATTGCAGGACCGGAACAGGAGTATCCTGTTTACAAATTCAGTGGCCGTATATTTCCTGAGCGGCCGAAGCACAATCCTTTTGCCTGATTGGAGGGCGTAGTAATGGCAATTCAAAATCTCAAGAAGTTCGCACAGCCGTACACGGCGCAGCCGGCCGAGTTGACCAGCGTATTGTTTCCGACTGCGACGACTGCGCAGTTGGCTGACATCGGTGATCCGATCAACACGCAGGACAAGTACGCTGGCAAGTGGGTGCTGAACACGGACACATCGCTGATGGTGTATGCGATCGGCGCCACTCCCGCAAGTGCCTGGCATGCTTCGACTGACGGACTGGCCGATCATTCGCCGGCGTAATGGCTAAGGCTGAGAAACCAGCAGCGGTAACTGCCAGGCGTAATCGGAATGCTCCGTTAGGCGCGAAGCGCAAGCGCAAAAACCAGCCGGTTCCGACCGGTGACGCGAAGATGACTGAGAAGCGGTGGACGGATTATCTCGCCAACATCGCCAACGGCATGCCGCACCGGCAAGCGTGTCATTCGGTCGGGCTGACCATGCAAACGGTCGAGGCGTATCTGATCTCGAACGTCGCCGCGGCCGGCCAGTTGCAGGACGCAAAGGTGTTGTGGAACCGGCGCGAATGGTCGCTGGAAGACATTGAGAACGTACTGACGCAGGTTGCTTGCGGCAAGACGGTGAAGCAGGCGTTTGATGCGGCCGGCATACCGCGGGACCGGGTAGCGAGTCTTTACCAGTTGTTGCTCAGGGACAAGGCCTTGCGGAAGTGGTACGACGAGGCTCGAGAGTTGGCGACCGAATCGATGGCTGATGACGTTATCGACATTGCGGATTCAACGCACAACGACAGGAACGATGATGGAAAGATTGACCATGAAGTGATTAACCGCGACAGGTTGCGAGTTCAGACGCGGCAATGGTTGATGGGCAAGTTTGTACCGAAACGCTTCGGTGACAACAAGCATGTTCATCACGAAGGCGAGTTGAACATCAATCATGCGGCCGTCCTTACAGGCGGCCGTCGTCGTATTGAGCAGCTTCATGCGAAGCGTAAGGGCGTGACGATCGAGGGCGAAGCGGAGGCGGCAGGATGACCACCGAGAAAGAAGCCAAGACGCTGGTCTGCCCATCGACGCGCATACCGGCGAACGGTTTTGTCGGCGAGCCGTGTATTGGATCTACCTGCATGCGCTGGCGATGGGAGCCGTTTCAGGAGAACCGGCACGGTGAAGATCGCAAAGGCTATTGCGGCTCAGGAGGCAAGCCCTGATGGTCGCATCCGTTGCTCAACAACTCGCTGATTTCAAGGCAATGCCTGAGCAGGAGTACCAGGCGCCTGATTTCACGGAATGGGTTGAGGGCGAACCGTTATCGGAAGCGGAGTTTGAGAAGCAGCTAGTACACGACATCGATCAGTTTTACGACGACCCTGAAGGTTACGTGATGTATGCGTTTCCTTGGGGAGAGAAAGGCACAGAGCTTGAAGAACATGACGGCCCGGACAAATGGCAGCGCGCGCAGATGCAGCGTGTACGGGCGTCCATACGTCGCGATCCTGAAGGAACTATCCGAGAGGCAATCGCTTCCGGTCACGGTATTGGCAAGTCTGCTGAAGTCGCATGGATCATCTTGTGGGCCATGTCCACTCGACCTCACCTCAACGGAGTCATCACTGCTAATACAACGACTCAGTTGAACACGAAGACATGGCGCGAGTTGGCGTTGTGGCACAAGCGCGCGGCGAACCGGCACTGGTTCAAATGGACGGCGACGAAGTTTTTCCACAAGGAACACCCGGAAACGTGGTTCTGTGCCGCAACGCCCAACACCGAACACAATTCGGAAGCGTTCGCCGGTCTTCACGGTACGCATGTTCTTATCATCTACGATGAAGCCTCGGCCATCGCGGACCAGATCTACGAAGTTTCTGAAGGCGCCATGACCGACCCGCGCGCCATGTGGTTCTGCTACGGCAACCCGACGCGCAACACCGGCAAGTTCCGCAACATGTTCGACAACGATCCGCGCTGGACATGCCACCAGATCGACAGCCGCACCTGTAAGATGACGAACAAGACCGAAATCGAGCGCATGCTCGCGGTCTATGGAGAGGACAGTGACTTTGCCAGAGTTCGCGTCAAGGGCCAGTTCCCCCGCGCCGGCAGCATGCAGTTCATCAGCAGCGAAGTTGTTGACACGGCCATGCTCTACGAGGCTCCCTACGAGAGCTTTTTCCAGTTACCTATCGTACTTGGGGTGGACGTTGCGCGTTTCGGCGAAGATAAATCAGTCATCGCCGTGCGTCAGGGCCGGAAGATCATCGAAATGCTCAAGTTCCGCGAAATTGACACCATGCACCTGGCGGCCAAGGTTGTGGCTGCCATTAAACGCTATCAGCCGGCTGCAACTTTTGTCGATGTCGTCGGCGTCGGCGCTGGCGTCGTTGACCGATTGCGCATGCTTGGACACGACATCATCGAAGTAAACGCCGGCGAGAAGCCCGACGAGCCGGAAGTGTACTGGAACAAGCGGTGCGAAATGTGGGACCGCATGCGTCGGATGATGAAGGAAGGCATGGACATCCCGAACGACGCGGATCTCAGGAATGCGCTGATTGGTATCGAGTACGGCTTCAATGACCGGGAGCAGATGCGCCTCGAACGCAAGCAGGACATGAAGAAGCGCGGCCTTGATTCGCCTGACGAAGGCGATGCGATCGCGTACACTTTCGCCGAACACATCGGCGGCTGGCATCAGAATTATTTCGAGCCGGAAGACAACTTTGAACCAGAAACGGTAGCAGCATAATGCCAAAAGGTACGAGAGTTGAACGGTGCTACACCAAGCTCAAAGGCAAAAAGGGCAAAGGTGCGGCAGCGGCGATCTGTCAGAAATCAACAGGCCAGTCGTTGAAGACCGGCAAGGCTTTGGACGAGAAAAAGAGGAAGATGGGATGAGCGCACCAGACGAGTACAAACGTGGGTCAGATCTGAAGGGCAAAGCTAAAGCCGATGAGATCATCGCCAACAAGAAGCTGCCACCGAAAAAGCCGATGGCGCCGCCTGAAAAGCCCAAAGTAAAACGGATCGGCGAAAAATGAGCGTTCTTGCGCCATCGAAGCGCATTGAGTTGTTACCGGGTACGAAGCGCGGCCCGGAAACGGTCTGGGCCGACTATAACGAGATCAAACTCGATGACACGATGAACGAGCGCAAGGCCAAGCTCGAGCAATGGATTGCGATGCGGGTAGGCAAGGTGCTGATGGAGCATTACAATCAGCGCGAATGGAAAGTGATGGTCGATGTCGAGAACCAGATGCTTATCATCGGGTGCGACTCGATCTGCAATTACAAGGGCTACCATCTGCACATGAACAAGTACACGATGGACGAGCTTGAAAAGCGCGCCGTGCAGGCTGCCGGCGAGATCCTAGAGCGGCACAATGTCGCTCGGGACCGGAAATTCGACCCCGACCAACTTGAAACGCTGGCGCGCGATGCCTTTGACAGTGTAATCGCAACCGACAGCGCACCGGAGCCGGTATGAGCGGTGTAGTCTACGAATCAGAAACGTCCGATCCTTATCGTCGTTTGCCGCAGGATCTACCGCCTGGCGAATCACCGACCGGCGATCGTTCAGGCCATGCAACGATGGCCGACGAAGATGCTTACGATGTCGAAGATGAATCGGTATCGAGTGACGAAAACCTGATTCAGACGGCCCAGACGATCTACCGGGCCTCAACCGACTACATG